CCATGGGCGGGCCGCCGATGCCCATGCCGCCGGGCCCTGACCCGCCCCCGGCGGCATGGGCATCGGCGGCCCGCCCATGGCGCCCTGCTGCGCCATGAGCTTGGCCTGCTGCTCCCGGTCCTTCTTGATCTTGTCGTAGTCGATGTCGAACCCGAAGTCGACCGCCATTCTCTGCTCCAGGTCCAGCATGAACTCGGGCGTGACGTTGGCCTGCATTCCCGCCGCGGCGATCTTATCGAACGTGTCCTGCACCGCCGCCTTCTGCTCGCTGGTCAGCGTGCCCCACTTGAACTCCGGGTATTTCCCGCTGCCGAAATTCCAGTCCACGAACCTCGGGAAGATATACGTGTTGATCATCTCGGCCATCTCCTCCAGGATGCCCTCCAGCATCAGGAAGAAGGTCACGTCGTCCTGCTTGCCGAAATCCACCAGCGTGCTGTCGCCCTGGCCGCCGCCCTGCTCGTTGTCGAACCACTGCGCGAGCACCGACTTGGACATCTGCGAATTGTGGTGGTTGATCAGGCCCAGGAAGTCGAACCGGGCCGCCGCCTCGTTCAGGGTCTGCACGGTCCAGTCCGCCGACGGCACCGCGATGTACTGGGCCAGGCCCAGCTGGCTCAGCGCCGCGATGAAGTGGTCCTTGTCCGCGGCCGGGGCGTTGGGCACCATGGTGCCGATCCGGAGCCCCACCGCGGCCCGCTGCGCCGCCAGGTGGGCGATGTAGTACAGCTTCTCCTTCTTGTCGTAGTGGTAGAACGCCGACTCGAACATCGACACGCCGTAGAACGGGCGCTCGGCCTCCTCGTGCGCGTAATAGAGCGCAGTTTCCCTGGGGAGCTTGACATCAATGGTCCGGCCCTGAAAGAAGGTGCGCTGCCGGAACCCGTTCCACTTCCCCTGGCCGTCGAGCAGGAATGTCAGGGTCTCAGACGGGCGCCAGTCGATTTCCCGGAGGGTGATTTTCCCCTTATTTGGCCCGGTCTTAGGAATCCAGTAGATCATTTCCCAGGCCGAGAACCCGTTGAACAATGCCAGCAGCATCTGCTTGACGAACCGGGAGAAGGAATGCGTCATGCCGCCGGCGTTAGCGGGCAGGAACAGCAGGTCCTTGCAGAACTTGGCCTCGTCCACCCCGCCCACCATGCCGTCGACCGGCACCACGTCGGCGTTCTTGAGGCTGGCCAGCAGCGGCTTGGTCAGCAGCCGGAACAGCGCCCTGGCCTGGCCGTCCCGCCTGCGCATGGTGACCAGCTGGCGGATGGAGACCGGGTCGTCTCTGAAGACTTCCCAGGATTAAGGAGTCCCGGTAGGGCGTGGCAAATGGTAGGAATCGCTAAGAAGTACGGGACACCTACCGCAAAATTCTCTCCTTCAGGAGGTGGTTTCGGAAGAGCCTGCGTCTCAGGCAGGACATATCCTTCCTGACCCTAAACCGAACCCCTGCGTCGTGACTCCCATACCGCCCGGCGGCTGGAGACGTGACTCATAGGAACCTTGCCCTGGTCCTGGGGTACTCATGGGGCATCACCTCCCCTCACACGAGAGAGGCAGCGCCTCGGACAACCTGTTCACCTCCCTCCGTATCGACCCTCAGCAGCGCCTCGACAAAGGAAGCGCTCCGATGGCCGCGGGGCCACGTCAGCGGGCGGGGGGCCGCCAGGCTAGGCAGAGACCTCGGTGAGGTCTCCAGGAGTTGAACCTGGAGTGGAGGAAGCCTGGCGATGGCCGCCCGCGAAGCCGGGCCAGCGGAGAGCCGGGATGCTAGTCAGGTTGGCTATGTCCGCGGGGCAGGGCCCCGCAGGCATAAGAGGGAAGGAAGCGTCCCGATGGCCGCCGGCATTCAGTTGTGTGAGGCAGGCCGGGGGGAGAGCGAACGGGCTAGGTTCCGTATCAGGGGGTGAAGGAAGCCCGCTCATAGCCCCCCGGCCTGTTCAGTTGTAGGTCGTGCCCCGATCCTAAGCCGGGACCAGGCTGCCCAGGTTCTCCAGGGTGAACACCCGGGCGTCCCGCGGCAGCCCCTCCGGCTGCTCGATACCGATGTAGGTCACTTCCGAGCCCTCCGGGGCACCGCCGTCAGCGAACAGCTGCGGCACCATGAAGAACTGGGCCTTGGCCTTGAGGGCCTCAGCGATGTAGCCCACCCGCAGGTACTCGCGCTCCATGATGCCGCGCGCCAGGCCAGCGGTGGTGACCTTGTTGTCCTCGACCTGGGCGCCGCCGAAGAAGTTGAGGGCACCGCGCAGGTACAGGTGCACCCACTTGGCGTACCACTTGCCGTCCTCGCCGCGGTAGAACACCAGCGGCATGGCGGTGCGGTGCTCACCGGCCAGCGCGCCCTTCATCCGCACCGTGCGCGCCTCGAACGGGGCTCCGGCCTGCATGCCCTCGCGGGTCATGAAGCCGAAGAAGTTCTCCTCGACCTCGGAGAAGCCCTCGCCGGAGTACACGTACACCTGCGGGATGACGTAGCCGCGCCGGACGCCCAGCGTGATGTCGATGAACTCGGTGGCGCCGTTGGTGGCGTCGGTGATGTCGCCGGAGTAGACCGCGCCGTCGGCGTGGTAGCTGGTCCAGCTCACGTGCGACATGTTGCCGAACTGCTCGTCGGTGAGCAGCGCGGACAGGTCGAAGTCGGTGCGCTGGGAGCGCTGCTTCCAGTACACGAAGAACCGGAGCAGGTCACCGCCCACCGGGATGACCGAGCCGCGCGGCCACACGCCCAGGCCGTCCGGGGTGCCCTTGCCGCTGAGCGGCAGCGCGGCCCCGGCGATGGCCGGGTCGATGACCAGCGTGCCGGTGTCCGGCAGCCGGCGTAGCACCTCGGCGTCGATGACGCCCAGCACGTCGCGCACGGCGCCCTCGTCCAGCGGCACGCGCGGGTCGCCGGTCACCCAGGCCCGGCCGCGCCGGTTGACGAACACCCGCGGCGCGCCGCCCTTGCGGGCGCGGTTCATCAGGTGCTCGCGCACGCTGAGCAGCACCCGGCCCGCCACCTGCGGCGCCGAGGACTCCAGGTGATACAGCGCGTCCGCCCTCATGCCCGGCCGGGATTCGCGCAGAATCCGGTCCGCGGCACGCCACAGCATGCCCGGCGCGGCCAGCAGCACCCGCGCGGCCAGGTCGGCCCGGCCCGAGCGGAACTCGTACTCGGCCACCGACGCCAGGCTGCGCGCCTGCACCTCGCCGCGGGCCACCGCGAACACCTCGGCCGCGGCCGGGTACTCGTGCGGGTGGATGCGCTCGCCGAGCCGCTTGAACTGCTCAGCCCGCTGCGGGACGTCGCTGCGGCCCACGTGCCGCAGCGCCGCGGCCAGCAGGCGCCGCTGGGCGCGCGGGAACGAGGCGAACTTCGGCGGCGTGGCCAGCGTGACGTCCGAGCCGGACAGCTCGGCGGCCAGCCGCAGCACGTCGGTCGCCGTGCGGACGGACGGGGCGGCGCCCTGGCGGACCCGGACCGCGTTGATGACGGCCAGGTTCTCGGCGACCTTCACCTCCGGCACCGGCATGCCGGTGCACGCGTCGGCCAGCTCGCGCAGCGCGTCCAGGCTCTCGCCGGACAGCGGCACGGCCGAGCCGGCCAGCTCGGCGTACAGCGCCCCGGCCTCGGTGACCTGGTCCTGGCCCAGGTGGATGACGGTCACCCGGTCACCGAGCAGCGGGATCAGCTCGTCGTGCCGGGCCAGCATGTCCTCGTAGCTGTGCTGGTAGGTGCCGTAGCCCGGCAGGCTCAGCAGGTCCACGAAGAACCGCGCCTCGTTGGTCAGCGAGTTGACCGCCACGCCGCCGCGCACTCCCACGCGCTCCCGGACGGCCTGCTCGATCAGGCTCATCCAGAACTCCTCGGTGTCCGGGACGTTGCGCGGGAAGTCGATGAAGTAGGTGTTGTGCTGGCGATGCGCCCCGGACAGCTCGCGGGCCCAGCCGATGACCTGGACGGCCTTGTCGATGACGTAGGCCGGGTGCATCGCGCCGAGCGCGGCCAGCAGGCCGCCGGAGCACTTGAAGCCCAGCGTCATGAGCACGGCGTCGAGCTGGCGGGCCTGCACGGTGCCGTCGCCGTGATGCCCGGCCGGCCGCGTCACGCGGTGCTTCCGGTTGAAGATCAGCTGCTCGATGTCCACGCGGTGCCTCCTGCCCTGCTCTCGTCGTGCTTGTCTGCAGTTAAATCTACGCTTGTACTTGACCCAGGTCAAGACCGACCACAGCGTGAGCATTTCCGATGTACAGCTGGTGCGCTGGTTCTGGGACGAGTACCGCAGGCACCCCGTGCCCGCCGTGGCCATGCTTATCGTACTGCTGGCCGCGCTGGCGGCGGGGGCATTCACCTATGTTGCGCGGTCCGGCAACACCCCGGCGCCGCCCGCCAAGGCCTCGCCCGGGCCGGGCAAGTACCCCGGGCCGCTGCACACGGCCTCCAGGGCCACGCACAGGCCCGCGGCGTCGGTCGCCCCGGTGATAGCCACCCCGGCCCCGTCGGCCGCCTACAGCCCGCTCCCCGCGCCGCCCGGGACCACGTACAGCCCGGTCCCGTCGCCGCGGGCGCCGGGCCCCAGCCCGGAAAAAACGACACCCTCGCCCAGTCTGACGCCGAACCCCCCGGCATCGTCCGGCCCGCCGACGGCATCACCGACGGCATCACCGCCGCCGAGCCTGGTCACCACCCCGGCCAGCCCGCCGCCGAGCAGCCCGGAAACGTTCACCGGATCAGGCGGGACGTGATTACCCGTTCGCCCTGCACCGGACACCTGGCTGCTCTACGCTGCTGCCTCGTGGCCGCAGCCGATATACCAGTCGTGGAACCCGCTCAGCCAGCCCCGGACATTGTCGGCGTGCGCCAGGCGGCCATGGTCGCCGCGGCGCAGTTCTGGGCCGGACGTGACGTCGACGCCAGCCAGGTGCTCGAAACGGCTGCCGCCTGGTCAGCCTGGGTCACGGACTCCCCGCCACCCGCGCCCGTCCCGCCCGCGCCACGGCCCTGGCTACCTGGGCGCCCAGGTAGCCAGGGCCGTGGCGCTCGTGGCCGCGAGCGTGATGCACGAGGGGGAAGGCCCGCTCGATGCAGCCCAGCTCATTGCCCTGGCCAAGCCGCTAACGGCCTGGGCCGTGAGAGCCCCCGCCGCCTCAGTTGCCATCACTATCGAAGGAGACCCCATGCCCCTGACCGTCGACTCGACCAACGCCGTAGCCGTGCTCTCGTTCACGGACGACCACGGGGACCCGGTAGCGCCCCCGGAAGGCACGCTGTCAACTGCCACGTCTGACAACACCGCCATCCTGGGCGTCGGGGCCGCCGTAGCCGGCGCCGACGCGACCACCGGCATCGCCAACATCCAGTTCCCGCTCTCCGCGGTCGCCGCGGGCTCGGCCAACCTGAGCGTTGCCTCCACCGCGGCAGACGGCAGCCCGCTGCTCGGCCCGGACGGCGCCACGCCGATCGCGGACCCCGCGCCGGTCGCCGTCACGGTGAACCCGGGCGCGGCTGCGGCCGAGATGTTCTCCGTCCCCGGCGCCTGACCCGGCATCCCGCACAGGCCGCGCCCGTCGCAGCGGGCGCGGTCGCTTATCTGGCGGCCCCGGCGCGACTCGAACGCGCGCTTACGCCTTAGGAGGGCGTCGTCCTCGTCCACTGGACCACGGGGTCATGGAGAGACACCCGGGAGTCGAACCCGGCTTGCTGCGGTTTTGCGGACCGCATCCCGCGCCGGCGAGATGTGCCTCATAGTGCGCCTGAGAGGAGTCGAACCTCCATCAACGGCTTCGGGGCCGCCATCCTGTCCATTGAACGACAGGCGCTTAGTGACATTGCTGTCACACACTGCTAACGTGCTGAGCGGCGCCGCGGAGCGTGACCCTCGTCATCAGGCGCTCTGATGGGTTACCGAGTCCGAGGTCCGGTTTGCTGGCATCGGCACGGGCCGGTCACGACCGCGGTGCAAAGAGTGGCGGAACCAGGTGCCGACCCTGGCATGCCCGAAAGCGACGGTTTTACAGACCGCTGAGCGCGCCGGCGCTCACTTCCGCCTTGGGGTGACCGGAGGGTACCGACCCCTCTCCAACCGGATTCACAGCCCGGCTCCTCGCCTCTCGAACTCGGCCACCATAGTGGGCAATACAGGACTCGAACCTGTGCACGGCACTGGGTGTGGACCAGCCGCTCTGCCGCTGAGCTAATCGCCCTGAGTGCCCCCTGCGAGATTCGAACTCACATCTGACCGGTTCGTAGCCGGCCGCTCTGTCCGTTGAGCTAAAGAGGCGTGGTCACAGCTGGGTTTGAACCAGCGCACTCCTGCTTGTCGAGCAGGCGCTCTCCCTGGCTGAGCTATGCGACCTAGTTACAAATGGCCAGGCGCGGGTTACCATCCGTGCCATGGCTGGTGCTCTGATCGTGGGCCTGATAGTGGGCCTGTTCATAGGCTTGCGGATCGGCCGCTGGTGGGGCTTCAACAACCTCGGCAACTTCGAGCGCAAAGAGCGCATACGCCGGGCCAAGATCGGCTAGCGGAGACGACGGGATTCGAACCCACGGAGGAGTTACCCTCGGCCGTTTTCGGGACGGCGGCCATAAGCCACTAGGCGACAGCTCCAGGATTGCGGCCAGGCGGTAATCGCGTAACCCAGGTAACGCGGCAGAGTCAACCGTGCGCAGGGAGTCTGTGCAACTGCCGCGGCAAGTGCTAGCGTCATGCGCGATGCCAGGAAACGACTTCGACGCGAGCGGCAGCCCCTACCGAGTGCAGACAGCCGGGCACTGGGCCGAGGGGAAGGCCGTCTACCTGGCCAGGGGCTTCGACCAGATGGCCACGGAGACGGGCCTGCCAGACGGCAGCGCGCTGATCGAGAAGGCCACCGGCCACGGCGCCGACGCCATTGCCCTGGCCAGCGACTGGCAGTTCCGCGAGTGGTTCCAGGCCTGCTACGCGTTCGCCCACCCGGGCCAGGCGCGCCGCCTGGGCGACATCGTGATGTACAACTCGACCGGCATCTTCAGCTGCGAGGCAGGCTGGACCGCCCCGGCCAACCTGAGCGGAGGGTGAGGGATTCGAACCCCCGAGGGCTGACGCCCAACCTGCTTTCCGGGCAGGCGCCATAGGCCTGACTAGGCGAACCCTCCATGGAGGAGCTGGCGGGATTCGAACCCGCGGACGTCTCGCGTCGGCCGGTTAGCAACCGGCTCCTGTGCAGCCACTCCAGGCCACAGCTCCATGGTGTCCAAGGTGGGATTCGAACCCACACATCTACGGGTCTGAGCCGCATGCCTCCTGCCAGTTGGGCTACTCGGACATTGAGCACTTCACACACCCCGCTACCGGGGTTATCCTGCCGGTAATCGCACGCAGGGAGTGACATGGGGATTACCCGTCGCATCATCGCCGCCCTGGCGCTGGCTGCCGGGCTGGCCCTGGCCGCTTCCCCGGCCTCCGCCGGCACGTACCAGTACTACGGCGCAGAAGCCTACAGCGCTCCAGCGAGCGCGTTCGTCCAGTTCAACGCGGCTCACTCCACCATACTGATCAGCATCAAGTCCGGCTACGTGCACTGCCCGGCATACAACGGCGCGCACGTCACCTGGTGCGGGACGGTCGGGAACAACACGAACCACGCGCAGGCCGGGGTCAACTTCACCGCTGGCGGCCGGTCGTACTGGATGCGCGAGGACGTGTACGCCGCGATCTGGTACGGCTCCCTGAAGTGCGACACCCGGGGTAATTCCACGACGTACTTCGTCACCTACTGCGCCGGGGTGGGCAACTGAGCAAGGGGCCTGTTCCTCCGAGTGACCGACGAGATTCGAACTCGCGCTGCAACCTTGGCAAAGTCGCGTGCTACCGCTAGACACTACGGTCACATGGATGCCTGGCCTGAGCAGCCAGGACTTATACCGCACATCCGCCCGGAGGCGGGAAAACCTGGCGCCAGCCCCTGGAGCAAACTTGGGGGTCGGCTGATCGGGACCAGCGCCAGGCGCGAGCAGCATACAGCTTTGAGCCGGCCTGTAGGCCGGGTTCTGTCCCCCTCGCGGGGTGACGGCCATCCATCTAGGCCAGACGTCGCCGCCTGGCTCGTGCGACCTACCAGGCGTCAGCGGGCGGGCCGCCCTCGGCCTTGCGGTCTTGCTCCGGGTGGGGTTTACCTAGCCAGGCCGGTCACCCGGCCTGCTGGTGGTCTCTTACACCGCCGTTTCACCCTTACCCAGCTGCTAACGATCCTGCCTAGCCCGGGGCTTCAATCCGGCGCTAATCCGTCTCAGCTAGAGAGCCATAGGGGGGAGGCGGCCGGACGGAGACCCCGCTCCGCGACCCGTGCCAGGGGTTCCTCCCCGCAGTCGGGAAACAGGGACTCGAACCCCATCTGCCTGCTCCCAAAGCAGGCGCGCTGACCCTTACGCGATTTCCCGTTATGAGGGTGCTCTATCCGGCTGAGCTACCTGCCAGAACCCCTCGCGCCGGCCGGACACTAAACGGGGCTTCTTACTGGCAGGGCAGGACTTGAACCCGCATCTCCCTCTCGTCAGGACCCCGGGAGTCGAACCCGGTTTCTCCTCGCTCCGAACGAGGCAGATTACCGTCTTCCTCGATCCTGTCATTGCTGGCTGTCGTGCCTCTGATACCTCGTTCCGGTCCCGTTCGCGACCAGGCCGGACCTTACTTCGGCGCCTGGGCCAGCCAGCTAGCCCGAGTGGAGAAGGACGGATTTGAACCGACGCGAAGACCCCGGGTGCGAACCGGGCGCTCTACCAGGCTGAGCTACATCCCCTTGACCGCAGAGGTGGTCTGGGCGCTTGGCCCGAACCCGGGAGGACGACCGGCCGATTACGACCCGCAGCCGCGGCTAGCGGACCGCCGGCGCCCTACTCTGCACCCCGATCTCTCCTGGTGGAGCCTGCGGGATTTGAACCCGCGGCCTACTGCATGCCATGCAGCCGCTCTACCGAGCTGAGCTAAGGCCCCAGGGGCAGCACCGGGCCGGAGCCCGGAGCCGCCTTGTCCCTGCCGCCATACGGCGGTCAGGGTCGTATGTGAGCAGGCTTGGCAGGCCCGCTCGATGCTCACGCTATGGTCTTGAGAATTTGCAGTTGACATGCGCCCGCTTCGCTCTCGCTCGGCCGACGGTCGCAGGTGAGGAAGGACTCGAACCCTCGATGATGGCGGTTTTGGAATGACTGCAGTCGCCGCTGTGCCACTCACCCATGTGAAGTTGTCCTAGATGCCGAGAGCCGCCCTTTCCGGTGTGTCCCGGGGGCGGCTCCTGGTCTCAGGTCCTGCTGGTCCTTATCCAGGTGCCACCTCGGCGTCCTTGGCGCACTCGGGCAGCGCGATGAACGGGTTTGACCACCCGTGTCGCTGTGCTTGCCTCGTGCCCACCATGACTCCTACGTTATCGGGCTGCCGGGCTGTCCGGCAACCGGGTTTTCTCGTTCACCCCCTACGTTACGCTCTTGCTTGACCGGTGTCAAGCCCGGTTCCTTGACTCGGGGAAAAAATCTGGAAAGATGAAGCCGTGCCTAAGAAACCCACTGCTCAGAAGCCCGCTCCCCCGACGCCGCCGCCCGCCCCGGTGCGAACCGGCCCGCCGCCGATCGCGATCTGCGCGCTCTGCAGCGACGAGATGCCCCCGCCCCAGCTGTCCGGCCACTACGAGCGCGAGCACCCTATCGCGGTAGCTGCGGCGCTGGCAGCGAGCCGCTGACCGTCACGCCGGTCCGGGCGTCGTCGTGGTGCACGCACAGGCAGCCGGTACCGCCGATGTCCTCGGCCCGGCACGCCTGGTGCAGGATCATGGCCGCCGGGCCGGTCTCGCGCAGGGCGGCCAGGCAGGCCTGCGACAGCCCGTACACCGCGGCCCGCTCGCAGGCCAGGTCCAGCTGCCGCCGCATCACCTCCTGGCGCAGCTGCTGCCGCTCCAGCACGGTCATCGACCGCCGGAGCCGCTTCACCGGTAGTAGTCCGGGGACGAGCCCCAGTCGTCCAGGTAGCCCGGTCCCGCCTCCATGCCCGGGCGGTCGACCGGCATGAACCGGTCCGGCTGCATCAGCCGCAGCGGGACCATGCCCAGCGGCGCCAGGCTGATGTCCGGCTCGGGCCCGTAGAACACCGCCTCGCCCAGGTAGGCGCGCTCGCCGGACGGGTCCTCCTGGCCGCCGGCCTCCAGCGCCCCGCAGACCGCGCCGGCCAGCGCGTCGGCCTCGTCCTTGGAGCTGTCGCCCAGGTGGTCAACCTTGCCGTTGGGGAGCCTTGACAATCCCAGCAGCTCGGTGACCACCAGCTCGCGCAGCGGCATGTCCAGGCGGCCCTCGTACATCACGTCCCGCAGCGTCCGCCAGCCCTCCTCGGACACGTCGGTGGAGAACCGGTCGGTCTCGATGCCCTGGGCCTCCAGGATCTGCATCGAGTCCTTGGACTGCCACTGGTCGAAAGTGAACCTGGTGATCGGGAAGCCCATCCGGCGCAGCTCCAGGCACAGCAGCCTGGCCCACCGGATCTGGATCTCCATCGGCGGCACCGCGCCGGGGTTGGAGCTGTAGGACAGCACGAAGTCGACCTTGACCACCGGGCGCCGCTCGGTGAGCCTGACCTCGATCTTGTCCTCCTGCTCGCCGGTCACCACGTGGTCCTGCCAGGTGGCAATGTGCGCCATGGCAAGCCCGGCCCGGTCGCCGGACTGGGCCAGGTCGGCGTGCATCGCGTACAGCGCGCCCTTGACCGGGTAGAAGCCCGGCGCAAAGGTGTACAGCGGGCGCCAGGAGGCCCGCTCGCGCACGTAGTCGACGGCCACCGGCTGCTGGGCCACCTCGCGGCAGCACTCGCGGATGGCGGTCTCGTTGGCGAAGTACGGGTTGACCGCGCGCCGCGGCCTGCACTCGTACTTGGCCTCGGCCAGCGCCGGGTCCTTCTCGTAGTCCTCGCTGAACGCGTGCTTGCCGGGAATGCGCGGGTTGGCGTCCCAGGACGCCAGCGGCCCGCTGACGTAGTACCGGGACCGGTCACCCTTCTCCGCGTTGTCCTGGCGGCCCCGGGCGACGAGCTTCTGGATGGTGCTGCCCAGGTACCGGGGATAGCTGATGTGCATGCACTTGTAGGTCTGCGGGAACCGGGTGGCGGCCGAGGTGCGGAGCATGTCCAGGATGGCCTCGGCCGAGCTGGAGGACTCGCGCTGCCGGTTCGGGGTCAGCCGGGCCAGCTCGGCGTTGGACCGGAACGCGTCGATCTCGTCCGCGATCCCCAGGATGAGGTTGAGGCCCTCCTGGCTGTCCGCCTCGCTGTGCCCGGAGACCGCCTCGATGTTGTGCTCGAACTTGATCGTGTCGAGCAGGGCCGTGGCGCGGCCCTCGCTCCGGCTGCCGCGGCGCTGCCGCTCGGCGGCGTCCAGGATGTCCACGATGCCGGACCGCTGGAACCAGCAGCCGGGCCGGGTGACCGCCCGCCGCATCGGGGTGAAGAAGGCCCGCTGGGCCTGCTTGGAGCTGGACGCCACGTTCAGGCAGTGGATGGAGTCCTGCTCGGGCATCGCGTAGTACTCCTGCGGGCTGCGCAGGCAGAGCAGCAGGTAGCAGACCCGCATCGCCACCATTCTGCACGTGTGGTCCTTGCCGCCGCCTTTGCCCCACTCCAGCTCCAGGAAGTTGACCATCCGGCAGGGCTGCGACCAGTAGCCGCGGACCGCCCGGTCGTCGCTGCCGGCCAGCAGGTCGTAGGTCTCGGCGTAGAACACCCGTTCCGCATGCCGGACGGCCTCGTACTGCACCTCGGACAGCGGCGGGTTGGCCAGATAGCCGCGGTCCTGCACGAACGCGGTCAGCGGGACCGGCTCCTCGGCGAAGACGTCCTGGCTGGCCCGCCTGGACAGCAGCACGTCGGCGTCGGTGGCGCCGGCCAGCAGCAGCGCCGCGGACTGCCCGGCCCGGCTCACATGTAGCCGCGCTGGGCCTTGGACCCGGCCCGGTGCAGCGGCCCGCCGTCGTGGCTGTTGTCGCCGTGGTGCTGGTGGTCGTGGTCGTGCGCGGAGGACTGGAAGTGCGCGTGGGAGTGGGTGCCGGTGAACGGGCCATGGCTCATGGGTATGGCGCCGCCGGCCAGCCTGGCGGCCAGCGCGAGCATCGTGGCGGCGGCCTTCTCCCCGTCGTCGTCCCCGCTGACCTCGATGCCGAGCCGGCGGGCGGCGGCCTTGATCTTGGACTTGATCGAGGCGAGCTGGCCGGAGGAGTACTCGGCCGCGTTGTCGCTGTGGTTTATGTACGAAAGAGCGGCCCTGACGTGGGCTTCAGTATCCAGCGGATAGCGCTTCTTGCCGTCCTTCTGGTAGCCCGGGTCAGCGTAGGTCACGTTCCCGTAGGGCTTCTTCGGGCCGCCCTCGGAGGTCTCCCCGGCCATGGCCACGGTCCAGGTGTCCAGCGCGGTGTCCTCCACCCAGTCGCCCGGCGCGGCGGCCAGCCCGTCCAGCGCGACCATGATGGCCTCGGCCAGCTCGGTCGCCTTGACCCGCCGGTCCGCCTGGGCGCACATCTTGGACGCGCGGGCGGCCGGGACGCCCTTCTTGACCAGCGCCTTGAAGGTGGCATGGCCGGAGTGACCGCCGTCCTCGTCGCCATCCTCGCCGTCATTGTCCTTGTCGTCGTCGCCGTCGCTGTCCGCCAGCAGCGCGAACAGCTCGGCCGCGTTCCCCCAGGCGGCGCCGACCAGCGCCCCGGCGCAGTCCTCGTCGTCGGTCGCGCTGACCGCGGTGAGCCTCGCGAGCTTGTCCAGGGCCGTCGTCATCAGGACCTCCCGGCTAGCGGTTTGCCCTGGGTAATCGACGCAAGCTGGCGGTCAGCCGGGCCGGGCCGGTGCCCGCGTCGGCGGGCCTGGTCTGCCGGTTGTCCTGCTGCCCGACGGTCTTGCCGCCCGCCTCGGTCTTCCGCTCGTGCGGCGCGGTCTTGGTGTTGTTGGTCTGCATGCCGACCGACCTGATCCAGTCGGCCAGCTCGGACTCCAGCGCCAGGGCGCCCACGCTGGCCGCGATGAACTTGGCCTGCAGCAGCCGGTGACTGCCCTGCAGCTTGTGCGCGTCACTCAGGAACCGGGTCGCCTCCTCCAGCTGCCGGGTCACCTTCAGCCGGTCCAGCGGGGACATGGCGGCGATCTCGGCGTGCGCCTTGGGGCTGAGCCGGAACGGGGACGGGCCGCGCTGCTGCTCCAGCGGCACCGCCTGGGTGGTGTCGGACTCGGCCGGGAAGCTGACGTCCTTCCCGGTGACGTACCCGGTCCCGGCCAGCGCGGCGAGGTGGTCGATTGCGCTCATGTCAGCCTCCGTGAACCGGCCGAGCTGGGAGGGGCCGGAGAAGACCCCGTGGAAGAACTTGCGGCGGATGCGGTCCGCCAGGGCGCCCACCTTCTGCTCCAGCGAGCGGTAGGCCTCGGTGCGGCCCCGGCTCTCCCGCATGGAGGTCGTCGAGGAGGACTGCTCGGCGGGCGGGGCCTGGGCGAAGATGTTGGCGGTGAACACGCCGGGGCTGGCGTCGGCCAGCTCGGACTTGTGCGCCGAGTAGATGGCCGTCTGGGCGCTGCGCAGCGCGGTCAGCGCCTCGATCGGGGTGTCCTTCTCCAGCTTGACCGCGGCGGCCTCCAGGAACTTGCGCACGGTGCTGGTCAGGGACACGTCGCCGGCGGGCGGCACCAGGGGCAGCAGCGCCCGGACCTCCGCCGCGGTGGGCAGCTGCACGTCCGGCGGCAGCGGCGGGCTCGGCGCGACGGTGGCCGACGGCTTCTGGTAGAGCCCGTACTGGCGGGCCGGCAGCCCGGTGGCAGACGGCACGCTGTAGGGCTGGGCGCCCGGCGCGGTCACGGTCTGCCCGGCCAGGCCGACCTCGGCGCGCAGCGCGGACACCCGGTCCATCGCCTTGGCCTCGCCGGGGTAGTTGGCGGCCAGGTGCCGCATCAGCTTGGCCAGGTGCTCGGCCGCGCTGTCCATGTGCCCGGTCACGTGCTGCAGGTTGTACCGGCGGTCCTCGTCGGTCTTGGCGCCGCGGAACATGTCCAGGTGCACCTTGGCGTGCGCCACGTTGCCGGCCACCGTGTCGGCCAGGTGCGGGGTGGTCGCCTTGTGCTCCAGGGTGCGGGCCAGCCCGACCGCCCGCCGCGCCTCCAGCAGCTTGTCCAGCGCGGCGGCCTCGCCCGGGTAGTGAGCCCTTATCGTAGCGAAGAACCGGGCGCACTTGGTCAGCGCCTTGTCCAGGTGGCGGTCGGCGTGCTCGGCGTTGAACTCGCGGGTCGCGTCGTCCGCCTTGCGGCCCAGGGTGTCGATGTGCACCCGGGCATGGGACAGGTCCCAGCCGATCTCCTCGACCTCGTGCGCGATGCTGGTCACGTGGTCCAGCGGGGTGGGGCCGTCCGAGCCGAGGTTGCGGACGGCCAGCTCGGCCATGGTGGCGGCCAGCGCGTGACCCTTCTTTGTCCGCGCCTCGGTCTTGGCGTGCTGGGCGTGCGCCCGGGCCCGCTTCTGCTCCCACTCGGCGATGTTCCGCTGCGCCGCGGCCCGGACATCGGGATGGGTGTGCCGGGGCTTGCCGCCCTTCTTCCCGCCAGGGGCGATGCCCTCGGCCCACTTAGCCACGATGCCCTTGGCCACGCCGTAGGCCTTCTCCTTGCCGTACCGGGCCACCAGATGCTTGTAGAGATGCTGGATGTACGCCTAACGGGGGAAGCTGCATCCCCTTCACATGCCAGAGCCCGGGACCTCCCGGCGGCACAGTCGGCTGCGGAACCGTTGACGCCTCAGGCGTCCGCGGGGTCAGCTTGACAACCAGCCGCGGCACGGCCCCCGATTCCTCGGTCGGCTGGCAGTGCCGTTCAACATCCTCCGCACCGCCGCCGTCAACATGGCGGTACCACGGACACTCGCGCAACAGATGCTCATGAGCTTCTGAGTCGGTAGCGTCAACGTCGATAACGGCGGCCAGCTCAAGCAGCTTGTCTAGATGCTCCCCCATCCACATCACCCCCCTCCGCCAGCAAGAAGAGCAGCAGAGGCCTGTCGCTCTTGCGGTGGTTGCACCCGGCACACGATGGCGCCAGATTGGTCCAGTCCGTAGGCCCTCCAGCCGCGAACGGCACGATGTGGTCAACGTGCTCCATCGGAGCCCCGCAGTACGAGCACGGGTCACCTCGGATAATCGTCACGTACTCGGCGGTCTCGCCCGTAACCTGGCTAATTTTGGCCTTTGCCAGGCGCCTAACCTGGTCTTTCTCCCACTTGGACGGGCCAGTTCCCCGAACAGCTCGCACCGGGCCCCCGGCCAGCGGGTCACCGTATTTCTTCCACCGCTGATAATGACCGGCGCACCAGCCACGGCGGTAAAGCGGGCGCTTGCACTCCGGCACAGAGCAGGGCTGGTCCTTCAGGCCGGCCCCGAACTTCTCCATGTAGTGCTCGCGGCACAATCCCTTGGACCGGTAGACGCGCCCACAACCAAGCACGCCGCAGATGCCCTTCCGACCTCGGTGATGGACCTGGATAGGCACATGCGCCAGGACATCTCCGTGGACCTCAAGCCTGCGCTTGTGAGCCTGGCACAGCCCTGCACTCTTAACCGGACGACCGCAGCCCAGAACAAAACACTCCACACTCTGTTCTACGCATCAGCCGGGACGGTCCCGATCGCGCGCATCCCGCGGCCCTGGCTGACTTTCGAGGCGCGCCGATGCACTGGCGGCGACGCCAGCCCGGCAGCCCGTAGCTCCTTCAGCTCCCTGGCTCGGTCGCGCTCCACCGCCATCTGCTCCGGGGTGCGCTTCCTGGAACAAGCACGCGCCGAGAAATGCTGCTCAAAGCTCACTCTGAGCGGCTCACGTGACCGGGCGCTCCTGAGCAACCTCCGTTTGTTGAGATCCGTCAACAGCAAAATTCGAATAGCTATTCGATCTTCCTTCACCACCGCGACGTGATACCGGACACCCTGCCCATCAGGTACGTCCCAGCGGATCGTGACCTCGCCGAGAGCATCGTCGTACATCGCAGTCACGGGGTGACCGACCACTCGTGCTCCCACGAGCGCCAAGGTGCACCTGGTCGCGTCACCGCACACTGCTGTCATGATATCGGCGGGCAAGACCTCAATATCCCGAATGTCCGGCTCCCGCTTGTAACCGTTACCCATACGACTACCATGTCGGCCAGCAGGTGCTACCACAAGACGGACTTTGGTACACACCTCTACACTGAACCCATGACAGCACGCCGAGCAACCGCCTACATCAGCGACGCCACCCAACAGATCATGTCGGAGAACAACCTGAGCCTGAGCGACCTGATCCACATCGGAGCTGACATGGCACATGCTGTCAATGGATGGGGGCCCGAAACCAAGAAGGTCCTCGAACGTATAGCCGACCAGGGCGACGTCGAAGGCAAAGGCTGGATCATCATCGGGCTTCCATGGAGCTATGCCGAACCTAACGCCGGGCCTAATTCCTGGATGGAAGGCCCGATGGACTCGCCAAAGGTCGGCCACATAGAGGCCCAGCTGGACGACATGGTACTTATGACCACAGGACTGCTGTGCAACACCCCGCACGGCGAGTGGTGGATTCCATACAGTTCCATCCAATACGTCCGCCCCGTCGACCGCCGACTAGACCGCTGGCCAACCGCACCAGCAAACCGTGCGCCAGGCGGACGCGAGATTCCTAGCTAGGCCAGGGCGCTCATCAGACCGCGCTCAGCGCCTCGACGAACTTGTCCTGCAGCACGGCGCGCAGCCCGGGCTCGTCGATCTCGCCGAGCACGGCCAGGAAGATGTCCCGGACCTTCTCCGGCGGCAGCCCGTCGGCCCGCGGCCTGCTCTTGGTCCGCACGTCATCCCAGCCCCGGGCGATCTGCTCCCAGGCCAGCAGCGCGTCCTTCTCCTGGCCGGGGTGCTGGTAGCCGCCCTTGTCGCCGTAGCCGACCCGGGACGTCTGCTGGTGCTTGTAGTACCACGCCAGCATGACCGAGGTGCGCATGATCTGGGCCGAGGACATCTCCAGGCCCTCGCACTCCTCCTTGGCCTGGACGTACAGCTGCTGGTAGGAGTCCCGCAGGTCCTGGTCGGTCACCGCCTCCGGGCAGGTGAACAGCGCGTCGAACTTGGTCCAGTCGGTCACGCCCGGCTAATCGTCCGCCCGGGCCAGCTTGCGCAGCAGGAACGCCAGCTCCTGGCCGTCGGTGCGGCGGTCGACCAGCTCGAAGTCGCAGCCCCGGGAGTAGACCGGGCCGTACCGGGCGTGGTACTCCGAGCCCCTGATCCAGTAGTCGAACGTGCGCGGGGTGCAGAACCGCTTGTGCGTCGGGTCGGTGTAGCTGTTCTCGGTCTGCCAGTGGGTGGTGTGGATGATCAGGTGATGCCCGGTCTCCAGGATGCGCCAGCACTCGTTGACGAACTCCAGCGGCCGGTCCACGTGCTCGAAGACGTCGAACGCGCGGATCACCGCGACCGACTCGTCCTCGAACGGCCAGGGGAAGGCGTCCAGGTCGTGCACCACGTCGACGCCGGGCACGCCGACCATGTCGACGTTGACCCAGCCTGGCGTCGGCCGGGCGCCGCAGCCCAGGTTCAGCCGGACCTCGGGCACGGCTCCTCCTCCCGCGGCCGGAACCAGCTGTCCGGGCACTCGCGCCGCCAGACGTAGCCCGGCCAGGTCTCGTCGACGTCGGCCGGCACCAGCTTGACCCCGATGTGCCAGCCCTGCTGCCAGGCCTGGCCGGAGGTGATCAACCGGACGGTGTCCGGGGTGTCCTGCTCCAGGTGGCAGTGCGCGGCCAGCTTGGCCAGGTGCTCGTCCAGGCCGCCCATCCATGACAAGTGCCAGCCGGCATCCGGCACCTGACGGTAGGAGTGCCGGGCGTCCCGCGCGGCGGCCAGGTCGAACTGCAGGCCGCGCAGGTGCTCGACGGTGACCGTCACGCCGGTCGGCTCGGGCACCGGCCACAGCCAGTCGGCCGCGAAGCAGGCCACCCGCTGCATGAGCAGGGCCGGCGGCCTGGCCGCCCACACCGCGGCCGAGGGGATCTCGTCCACGTCGGAGATCAGCACCCGGTCCCCCGGGCCGGCCCGCTCCAGCGCGATCCCGGCCCAGTTCCGCTGCTGGTGCTCGCGGACCCACGGGTCCAGGTCCGGGGCGTCCTCGCGGCCGGGCAGGTTGCCGGACACGTAGACGATCTTCTCCTTCCACCGGGCGAACCGCTCCCGGTTCTCGAAGAAGACCCGCGGCTTGGGGTCACCGCGGTGGGTCACGTCCGCCTCGACCAGGACGTGCCGCCAGACCGGGGAGTCCTCCAGCTCGGTGAGCCGGCACTCCAGCATGTCCAGCTCACCGCGGAACATGAAGCAGTCCCACCACCGCATCGGCTACCCCCACGGCCGGGTCTGGCCCGCGGGGTAGATCCCGGGCCGGATCACGCCCATGCCGTAGGACCCGGGCCGGTTCCCCCAGGTCAGCTCGTGCCGGGCGCAGTAGTCGTCCAGCGCCCGGGCCACCGGGCCGGTCGGCCCCTCTAGCTGCCGGTCCCCGACGTCCCACTCCGTATCGTGCACCAGCGCCACGCCGTCCCGGGTCAGCCGGGGCATGTAGACGGCCAGCTCGGCCAGCACGTGGTCGAAGTCGTGCAGGGTGTCGACGAACAGCACCTGGCAGCGGCGGGGCAGCGCGTCGATCACCGGCCCGGTCAGGTCGTCCCCCCGGATGAAGGTCCAGTCCGGCTCGGCCAGCCAGGACTCCGGGACGCGGGGCTCGTCGACGTCGACCGACCACAGCTTGCCCTGCACCTCGATGGCGCCGGCCAGCAGCGCGCAGGTGGACACCCCGGTCCGCACCCCCAGCTCGATGACCCGGGGCCGCCGGTAGCCGATGACGGTCTTGTACATGAACTCCAGGTGACCCCGGATGTCGGACCAGGCGCCGAGCCGCTCCATGTAGTCCTCAGCCACGCTCACGGCCCACCGCCTTCCGCGCCTTGTCCACGTCGCTGCCGCTGATGACCATCCCGGCCTCGTCCACCTGGCCCTGCAGCCAGCGCTCGAACGCGGCCTGGTCAGCCGCCCAGTATGGCATGCTCTCGGCGTACGTGCGGTCGTTTGCCGCTTCCCCGAACACCGCGTGCCGGTGCCGGACGTGCACCCCGTCCAGGTAGGCCAGGCAGCCGGCCAGCCCGCCGAGGTGCTTCCAGACGTCATCGACGAAGTAGTGCCGGCAGCCCGGGTAACACAGCCAGCCCAGCGCCTCCACGATGGCCGCGCTGACCACCGCGCAGGTGGGCAGCCACGCGCCCTGGTGCATGTCGTTGGGGTAGGCGATGCCGCCGCCGATGCGGTCCAGGGCGCCGGCCAGGTCGGCGTCGTAGCCCTGGGTCTCCGGCTCGTGGTCGTCCCCGATCGAGCCGTAGTACTCGTACTGCCCCTCGAACGTGCCGACCAGCTTGTTGGTCCAGCCGGTCAGCGTGTCCCGCTCCCGGAACAGCCACTTGACCCGGGGCCCGGCCGCCAGGGCCTCGGCCACCTGCAGGTAGGCCGGGCCGGCCGGGTCGTCGTGGTCGATGCCGATGGCGAAGTCGGTCTCGGCGGCGGCCAGCTCCAGCCCCCGGCTGAGCAGGACGCCCAGCCGCTCCGGCCGACCGCGGGTGGGGACCGCCCACAGCAGCCTGCGCACTAGCCGGTCCTGATCCCGGAGTCCTCCAGGGCCTGGATCACCGCGGCGTCCTTGGCCTCGCGCAGCTTGCGCAGCGCGGCGCTCAGCTCCGGGCCGTCGTTCAGCAGCTCCGTCAGCTCGATCGCGGCGTGCCAGATGACGGTCGACACGTCCAGCGCAATGCCGTCCAGGTTCGGGTTGGGCACCAGCCACTTCATCAGGTGCAGGGTGCTGCTGTGCCGTCCGGCCAGGTCAGGCGCGGCCCTTCGTTGCAT